GGATAAAAAGACTGGTAGAAGAAAAACAAAAGAAAGTGATTGGAAAAAATATTTTGGATCTTGTGATGAATTAAATGAAGATGTAAAACTTCTTGGTGAAGATAAATTTTTGAGAGAAATACTTTACTTATGTCCTCATAAAAAATCAATGTCTTATTATGAAACTATGGAACAATTTAAAAGAGATGTTCTAATGACAGATGATTATTATAACACCAATATTGAAGGAAGGTTTTTTGTAAGTGAAAGAACTGGAATTTATGAAGTCGTTATGAGAAACGATAAGTTCTGCGATATGAGAAGTGAAAAGATGAAAGACAAATCATACAATCCAATGTATAAATCAGAAGTTCGTGAGAAATTTAGTAAAATGTATTCTGGTGAAGGAAATCCTATGTATGGAAGAAAACTTGCTGAAGAACATAAAAAAGCACTCACAACATCAAAAAATGTAAGAGTGAGTGATGGAGAAAATACTTGGGAAAGTGTTGTATCTTACTTAAAAGAAAAGAAAATAGGATACCAAAAATATAAGAAACAATTAAAGGAGGGACTAATCTTTATTGTTAATTAGTTCTATTATAGTTTTTGGATTGTTATGACTTATTGGTAATGAGATAAACAAAACCATAGTAGTCCCCAATAAGGCTCCCGTCAAAATCGGTGCCCATATATTGCCAGGGATTTGGATACTCTTTATCTTTTTCCACATACTCATAACGATCTTTCCTTATTTATTTGTTCCCAGATGTAGACCCCATCGTTCCAGTCCCCGTCCCACGGGTCAGGAAACGGTATCTTAGCGCCTGTAGATGCCACGCTTGTGCTAGGATCTTCGGTCCTTCGCTCAACAACTGGATTTCTGATGGTGAGAGTTGGAAGGTCGGACACGCTAGAAGGTCCTTCTTCCACTGTTGGTCTAGTGGCATGTTCTTTGTCCCATTGATCTTTGATTTCTTGTGTCTGTTTGTCAACAGACGCCATTTCTAATTCTACTTTACCATCAACCCAGTGTTCTCGCAACCATTCTATAGCACCAAGGGCAAGGTGGTTGATGGGAAACTTTTGTTTGTTTGCCCATCTCTTGCCCTTAGTATACCAATTATCTTCTCCGCCCCAGTGATGTTCAAACTTATAGTTGAAATCCTGCGAAAGTATCTTTCTTAACATCTTGTTTAATACTACCAATTAAATACGATTCAACTTCAGTCTCTTGTGGAGCAACTTGCATACCCTTAGAAGATAACCAATGCTCAGTCCATGGCAAAGGATTGTTGCTGATAGGAGTGTCAAAGATTGCCTTGAGTCCAATAGACTTTAAACGTCTATTAGCAGTCCATTCAACATACTTAGAGAGCAACTTATCGTTCAAACCGATGATAGAACCATCCTTGAACAGATACTCCGCCCAAAGTTTTTCTTCTTCTACACATTGACGAAACATATTGTAGACATTCTCTTTTTCTTCTTCAGCAATTTCTACCATTTCAGGATCATCACCATCACGCCACTTGTTCAAAATATTTTGAGTAATAGTCATGTGTTGGGATTCATCTCTTGCGATGAGTCCGATGATTTTGGCAGATCCTTCCAAGAGTTTAAGTTCGCCAAAGGCGAAAGAACATGCAAACGAGACGTAGAATCTAATTCCTTCAAGAATGTAGACATTAGCAACCGCTCGGTAGAGTTTTCTTTTAAGGTCATTGAGTTCCCATTTTGCTGAATCAACTTCTTCTAAAGCTTGTTCCCAACGTTTACCAGCACCCCACTCTTGTGCTGCTTGTAGGAACTCATCATAAGCATGAGTAACAGACTTTGCCCGTGAGAGGATCTTCTCGTCGTCTAGGATCTTGTCAAAGACTTCAGAGGGATCAGCATATACATTCTTGATGATATGCGTATAGGAGCGACTATGGACCATCTCCATAGTCTGCCAGATGTTCATGGCACCCTCAAGTTCGGGTAGACTGCAGTAAGGCATGAAAGCCATACCAGGACCACGACCTTGTACAGAGTCCAAGAGAATTTGGTACTTAAGGTTTGACGTGAAAATGTGTTTCTGAGCATCATTTAAAACCTGATAATCTGCACGATCTTTTTGAAGTGATACTTCTTCAGGACGCCAAAAGTATCCAAGTTGTTGCTGTGTAAGTTTATCAAACACAGGATACTTGAACTTATCATAACGTTGGACCCCAAGAGGGGGTCCAAAGAACATCTTTTGTTTTGTGCTATCCAACTGGGCAGTGTTGAACACTGTCATTCCATCTACTTTACTACGCATTGATTTGCCGTTTGTTCTAAATTTTGCAACTGTCACAGTCTTCCTCCTCTGCACTAAAAATGTCGTTTAATAGATCTTGAATAGATTCTTTCTTCTCCTCTGTTAGTTCTGGTTCATCTCCTCTACGATCATAAGTGTTTTGATAATAACTTGTTTTCCATCCATACTTGTAAGTTTTCAAGAAATCTCCTGCCATAACAGATACTGGAACTTCATTGTTCTCATAGTTCTCTGGATTATAACTCCAGTTTCCAGAAATTGCCTGATCAAAAAACTTTTGCATAGCGGCAACGATTTTAATATATCCATCGTTGTCTTTCATGTCCCAAAGAAGAGTGTAGTTATTTTTAAGACTGCCATACTGAGGAACGATTTGCTTGAGAGGTCCTTTCTTTGACTTTTTAACGGACATGTATGCTCTAGGAGGTTCAATTCCATTTGTTGCATTTGACACAACGGAACTGCTCTCTGAAGGCATTTGTGCGGACAATGTGCTATGTCGCAATCCATATGTTATAATCTCGGAACGTAAAGTCTCCCAATCATAGTTCAACTCTGTTCCACAAAACTCGTCAATATCATTCTTGTAAGTATCAATAGGAAGTATACCGTCAGAATATTTAGTGCGATTAAAATATTCACATGCACCTTTTTCTTTTGCTACTGCATTGCTAGACTTAAGCAGATAATATTGGAAAGCTTCAGATAGTTCATGAACTAATTTCCATGCAGTTGGATCATCATAATGTTCTCCTTGTTTAGCAAGATAATGTGCTAGACCAATGTATCCAATACCAAGAGAACGACGAGTAAGTGTACTAATGCGTGCTGCTTCAACTGGATAATTTTGATAGTCAATAAGTTCTTCCAAACCACGAACAGACAAGTCGCATAGTTCTTCCATATCTTCTAGTTTATTCAATTTGCCAACGTTAATGGCAGATAGAATACACAAAGCAATCTCACCTTCACCATCAATATGTTGAAGAGGAGTTGTTGGCAAAGTAATCTCTTGGCAGAGGTTACTCATATTAACTTTGTCTTTGAATGAAGAATGTTGATTGCAGTGATCAATGTTCATGATATAAACACGACCAGTCTCTGCACGTTCTTTAAGAAGATCTAGAATAAGTTCTTGAGCCCCGACAGTTTTTCTTGGAAGAGACTGATTTCGTTCATAAGACTCATATAGACTGTCAAATCTATCAGTGCCAAAAGCATCATACAAACCAGGAACATCGTGTGGAGAGAAGAGCGAGATCTCTCTATCTTGGATGAATCGTTCATAGAACAGTTTGCTGATTTGGATGCTGTAGTCTAACTTACGAACTCTATTATCTTCAGTTCCTTTATTGTTTTTAAGAACTAAGATATCTTGGATTTCTTGGTGCCAGATTGGGAAGTGGACAGTTGCGCTTCCACCTCGTATGCCATTTTGAGTGCAGCATCGGACAGTGCTCTCAAATTTTTTGAGGAATGGTACAACACCTGTGTGTTGAACTTCTCCACCTCTGATTTTAGCGTTGATGCCACGGATTCTGCCTGCGTTGATACCGATGCCCGCCCTTTGTGCAACATATCTGCCGATAGCCATATCAGAACTAAAGATGCTATCGAGGGTGTCATCACTATCAATAAGCACACAGCTAGCAAATTGTCGCAATGGAGTTCGCACTCCCGCCATGATAGGTGTGGGAATGTTGATTTTGTGTTTGCTGATTGCGTCGTAGTATCTTTTGACATAGTAGAGACGATTAGTGTCAGGGTAGTTTTGAAACAGAGTGACAGCAATCATCATGTACATATATTGAGGCGTTTCATATACCTCACCGCTGCTACGATCTTGAACTAGATATTTATCAACTACTTGACGCAGACCAGCATAAGTGAATAACATATCACGATCATGATCTATCCAACTATCAATTTTTGCCCACTCTTCTGTAGTATATTTACCAAGAATATCCTTGTCATAAACTTCTTTACCAACACAAGTATTTGCATGGTCAAATACTGAAGGATGTCCATTCACCCAATCAGATCCAAACACTTGCTTGCGAACTGCAAACAGCAGCAAGCGAGCAGCAACGAATTGATAGTTGGGGTTCTCCAGACTGATGAGGTCGCTGGCAGAACGCACCAGGATCTCCTGAATGTCCTTCGTTTCAATCCCGTCAAAGAACTGAAGACCCGAGTTCATTTCCACCTGAGAGGCGCTCACACCGCTCCCTAGACCCTCGCAAGCCTCATCAACCATCTTGTGGATCTTATCCAGGTTCAGCGCCTCTACAGCGCCGCTACGCTTGCGAACTTTGATACCGTGTCCGTTTGTCATACTTTCTTCCAATCGTTAAATTTAAGAGTTGCTTCTAATCCACTATAGACGTTAGAGTCTATCACATCCTGAACTTTGTGTCCAGCAAGGACCATATCGTTGATGTCCTTTTGTTGTATTTTCTTTGGCCAAATAACTACCTTATCTCCTCTATCAATGACTTTAGAAATGCGTGAGACGATCTCTCTATTGCGTGGTTCATTATCAAATATCCAAACATAATTGCTCCAACCAAAAGTTCTAACATCAACATCAGAACCTGCCATAGCAACAGAGTTTTTTAAGAACATAGAATCAAATGGACCTTCAACAATATAGACTGGATCTTCTTCTTTTATTCTATCCAGACCAAAGATTTTAGGTTTTTCTTCATCTAGCATGATCGTGATATAGCGTAGTTTTGCTTTGGGAGCAAGCGATCTGCCTTGATATCCAAAAAGATTACCTTGTTTATCTCTGAATGGAATAATAATTCTAGGACTATCTTGTCTAAGAGTATCAAAGGTCTTCTTTTGATCATTTGTCCAAGCCTTGAACTTAGGACAATAGTAGAAGTATTCTAGATCTTTGATACCACGTTGCTCAAGATATTCTCTCGCTGGGTGAGAAATATTTAGGTCTGAAATTTTTTCAAGATCAACCCCTTTTTCGCGTTTGCTGAAAAACTTTGGTTCCTGAAAATTGAACTTGGGGTTTGGGACTGTAGTGCCTTTGCCTGTCTTACCATCCTTGAATTTCTCCATGACATATTGGTCATGAAGGAATGTATCCTGGTCCTTCAAGAAGTTAGCAAGTGTTCTTCCCATACCACAGTTATGGCACTTGAACACAAAGTCATTCTTGACCTTAAAAAGATATCCTCTCGCTTTGTTCTTGCGTTTCTGACTATCTCCACAATATGGACATCTAAAGTTATACAGATCTGCCTTCTTGCGAGTAAAAAGAACTAAACGAGAAGATACTAATTGAATATACTTTACGTCAATAAATGACATGCATCACAAATAATTCACTGACTCTATACTAGCAGTTGAGAACTGTGGTGTCAACACTTTGACTATAGGAGGAACCACTTGTAATACTGTCACAAAGGTTGCTAATACAGCACTAACACCAATAACAAATTTTTGATTTTGATCTACTTTCTTTTGAATTTTATCAATTCTATCACTGGTCCTGGCATGATCTCTACGATTTTCTTCACGCAACTCTTCAATCATTTTGATAATGAGTTTGTCCGATCTTTCGTTTTCATCTAAACGATTCTCATGACGTTCCAAAACTATAGCAATTTTATTACTATTTTCAGAAATAGTAGTAACTGCTCGTTCAAGTTTGTCAAGCATCTCTTTAGAGAGATCTTCATAAATACCCAGTTTACTTTCTAAAACTGCAAGTTTACCAAGACCAAGTGCCATTGTTGCTCCTATCAGACGTTGCGAATAGCAAAGTCAAGAGCAGATTGATACGTAGAAGCGTCTTTGTTCAACATGTATTGGAACTGTTGCTTGTGTGTATCATCTAACTGAGCATAACAAGCAGCAATACGCTTTGCTGAGAAGTTATCTAGATTTTGAACTCCACCATCAGAGAACTGAATCTTTGCAAAAGAACCTTCACCCTGAGGATTAAGTTCAGAAGTTGCAACGTCAAGTGCAACTTGTACCACGTCTTGATTTTCTGTCATAATATTACCTGTTGGTTCAAATGAATTTTTTTGTTGAACTTTTTTCTGTTGTTCTTTTTCTTTCTTTTTAAAGTCTGAAAGACGAGCTTTCATAAGAGTGTCCATCTCTTTAGTCTTGTTCATCATTTTTTCTTTTGCTTCTTTGCGTTTCTGCTGAAGCTCTTTTTGACGACCAAGTTTTTTACTTTGTTGAATCTGACTTTGTGCCCTTTCTGTATCGGACACAATAGCCTCATCAATTTGAGTTTCTATTTGTTCTTTCATTTTTCTACTTTGAATACGATTAAAAAGGGCACGTGCACCTTTAGTGCGACCATCTACTTTATCTTGATTCGCCTTCTTATACTTACGATGTTGTCTTGGATTTACCATAACAAAAGCAGGTGGCAACTGAAGACCAGAACCATCTCCAGCAACCATTTCGTTTAAATTAAATTTAGACTCTTTAGACATTCTTCGTCAACATCCTCGTTAAGTAAAGGTGATAATCTATTTAGAAACAACATAAATGCCTTTATTTGAGACCAATATGTTGCTTCTGTCTTATAAAAAAGCAGCGGTGTTGCTGCATCATCAAATACATTATACAATACAATTACATGATTTAGAATAAGGTGAGTTTTCAATTCACCCGTCGTCTCATAACGTTTTAACAATCTTTTGATGTATTTAAATCTCTTTAAATCTTCTTCAAAATCAGAATACGTTACAGACGACGGATTGTTGTAATTTTGAATAGCAAAGAAAAGCCAATTGTCTGGCGTCAATTCAGAAAAATTCATTTAGATCATGCAAATCCTAGAGTTGCAGCGCGAGAAATTTTCTCTTCGGAACCAACAGTTGAAGTAACCTTGACACGGAACTTATAACCATCAATGTCTGCCTTAGTAGAACCTGTAATTGTAAGTTGTGCAGTAAGAGCACCAGCATACGTTCCACCAACTCCTGCGCCATCAGTAATATTAGTCCAGCGAGTACCAGTTGCAGTTTGACGCTGCCACTGGAAGAGACCAGTTCCAGAAGAGAATGTAGCAAAACCAGTTATATCAAATGTTGCTACTGCGCCATCAGCAAGACCAACAATATCAACAGGTTGAAGAGCATCAAGAGTGATTTCAGATGCAACATCAGCAGCAACTGTATCATCAGTATCAGCAATATTAGCAGGAGCATCTTTGAATGCTGCTAGGTGCTGGCACTTATGACGGGTCTCACCAGAAGCATCTGTGTATGAAGTATATTGCCACCAACCAGGAGCAGTAAGACCACGCTCTTTATTCTCAGCAAGAGTTGCTTCAACGTCATCAATAAAAACAACTCTAGATTGAATAGCAGCATTACCTTCAGCACCAGCAGTAGTGTTGGTATTGCCATCATGTGCTACAAGGGTCCCGTCTGACTCGTACTTGGCAACGGAAGCCTTCTCAGTTGTGTTTAGAACTTTAATTGATTGTGCTTGCGTTTCAGCACGACTATACAAGGACATGGATACGTACTCCAGTTAATAAACTATTTTTCTAAAATTTATTTATATTCTCAGGCTTCTTCGCGCTTGAGAATTGCTTTTTCAACTACTGCAAATAGTTGATCATCCATATCAGTCTTGGTTAGTTTGACTGCTTTCTTGAGAATAACTAGACAAATTTCAACGAGCTTCTCACCAAGTTCCTCGTTCTCAGGAATCTTAGCAACAGCGTCCGAAATAATTTTTGATGCAAGTGGGAGTAGAAATGCTAGCATGGTATGAACCTTAATGAGCCATACTATTTATTCTTATTCTTATGCTTCCAAGCAGTAGCATATGCAATAGACTTTTCATCGTCCGTTAGTTTGCCGTCTTTCTTATATCCCTTTTTTATATGCTTAATCATTCTCTCATACTTAGCACCTGATGGTGCTTTTTCTTTGATGAGATCAGGATGAGGAGCATATAGAGGTCCTTGATAATTTTTAGCAAATACAACACTCTCATTATTAGGTCTTGTAGTCATACCTCTTTCACCATCTCTGATGGTAGGCATAATTTCTACATTACCTTTTTTCTTTGACTTGCGTGCTTTATCTTTACAGTCACACTCCTCTCGGAATTGTTTGAATGTCTTCATTTTTTACCCTTCATAGCAATAATATTAGATACCTTTTTACGACGAGCATGTAGATACTTATCAGTATCATCTACTTTACCATCATTATCAATATCTTTATCCTTTCTATCAGAATGGTCTCCCTTAAGTTCTTTATGATTTACAGGATCTAATTTCTTCTCCTCTAGTTCTTCACCATCATGAGTTAGTTCGTCACCTGCCTTAACACAATTGTCAACTGTCTTACCACCCTTCTTCTTAGTGCCAGCAAGTTTGTATCCTTTCCAACAAGTTTTACCATCAAGACCTTTTGCTTTTTCAATTACATAGGTCTCACCATCAATTTCATACTCTTCACGCTCAAGAACTTCTGTCTCTTCATTCTTAGGAGCAGATTCTTGACCTACATATCCACCCTTCTTTGCAGTCTTTTTACGCTTGGTAGTGTCTTCAATCTCAGCACCATTTGACTGAGGATCCATACCATCAAAAGGTGCTTCATGTAGATTTAGTTCTACAGGATCAGTGTTCTGGAAGCAATTGCCTCCCATCCATGATGTATATGCTTCCATCAATCCAGATGAAAACTCATCGTTGTTTTGAACTGTATTAACTGGCTTCTGATACTTCATCGTTTAATAGGGAGGTTCTTCTCGTATTATTTATAGATCTAATATTCTTGATCCACTCTCTGAACATCTCACCCTCCTCAGAAATAACAATAGCATAGTTACCCCCTACACGGTGTATATGTCCTTTATCCCCTGTGCGGGATGACATGACAGCATCACCTTCCTTGAATACATTCTGCTGTCGTTGTTGTTGGCGAAGTGCTTCTTCACGTAGTTTCTTGAAATCTTTCATCAATCTCTAACCTTCACATAAGATGAATTATAAAAATAACTTGCTTTGAGTAATCCAGAATCATCAAATATTTGCAACCCTTGAGATCCTGCATACAGATACAAAGACTTCAATACATTATTTTTTATAGTTGATTGTATTTGATTGCTGGTCATAATCCATCCCAACTCCACAGGACCAATCTTAGATTTAAAATAAGTTAAAGATTTCTGAGGACTAGAACCAATATTAAATCCTGTTTCGCCAGATAAAGTCTCTATGTACAAAGAAAATAAATCAATCCACCCAGAGTGTTTAACTATAGCATTAATGTCCTCATTATCAGTAAAAAATTTTTGTCTGGATTTATTAATAATTCTGGAAGTATACTCTTTTGCTAGCTTTTCTGGAAAATCATTCGCCGCAAGAAACTTTTTTCTAAATTCCTTCATCTTATTATAGATAACGGAACTAGTCATATCTATAATCATCGCTGCTGGTCCTGCTGCAACCTTTCCTTGTTTAGCAGAAGATCCATCAATACCAAGTTCAAACTGAACACCAGTAGAAGGACCAAAATTTCTACAATCAAAAAAGTAACTATATGATTTTGTAGTTTTATTTTTAGATCCAGCAACAGACATAGTATATTCTACATTAAAATAAATGTAAATCTTCTGCGCTGTTTTTTCCCAACTAACTCTAACATTTTTAACTTCAATACTATAGTCATCAATAGAAGGGTTTGAAATTAGATCAACTTTAGTGGTTTTCAAAGCTTTCTTCAAAGATATAGGAATTAAAGTTCCATTAAGAATATTCTCATGTATCCAGGAGTTATATCTTGTCAACTCCGCCATATCTTGTTTGACTTTTTCATCAGATACAGATACATTTTTCTTTTTGAACTTTCTATATTCCGCTAGAGTTCCTTTAAAGAATCCCATAGAAGCTTGTGGTCCTTCTTGAAAACGCTTTAGACTTTTAGAGACAGCAAAGATATCAGCAGGATTCCATTTGTCAGCATTAGCAGTTCCATATCTTGGAACATCATCAGCAATATTATTTGACGATCTCAAATATTTTGCTAATATCAAGTTGAACTTGTTCGTCCACTTACTTTTGAACCACTCTATTTCCTTTGCGCCAGCAAAGAAAAAATCATATGAAATCCCATCCTTTAGGTATGGCGAAGCATATAAAGCATTTGCTACGTTAGTTCCAGAAGTTATCCATTCAGATTCTTCTAATCCAAATTGAAATACTAAATCTGTATTGAGTGTAGTGACAACATTTCTACTTACAATACTCTTTACTTTACTGTCTCCATTTCTTCCATCCATCAAGAACTGTCTGAACTCAGCCTCTGTAATAGCAAATCCTTTATCCTGTCTAAGTGCTAAAGCATAGCATGTCAGTGTCTCTGTCCAATCAGAAGTTTTTCCAGAAAAGTTAGACGATTTCTTAGTATAAGTAGAAATCGTAGCTTTTTGAATTTTACTAAGTCGATGGACTTCTATTTTTCCATCAGCAATATTCTGAAACTCTATCTCTCTCCAATTGGGACTTGATCTTTTGGCACCAAAGTCTTCATCAGCAAAGATATCTTCAATGATATCTTTATCGTAAACGTCCAGACCCCATTCCGAAAAAGTCTCAAAAGATTTTATGATCTTCTTTACTCGTTCTCCGTCTTTATAAACTCTACGTGTAGGAGTATTTTCTTTAGCAAAAAATACATCTTTCCCTTCACGCAAAACAGACATAAAAGGTTCGAGATATTTGAATGCTTTACCAGCACTGTAGATTTCACTTATTGCACTAGCCATTAGAGGTTTTCCTTTACTGCTTTGAACAAACGGGTTTTGAAATCTTTGTCACGTTGAAGGTGCTTAGGTAACCCAGAAACAAAAGTCTTCAGATCCATCTCAGCAACTGCTTTTCTCATTTTGCTAGCAGACATACCAGCAACACCTTCGGCATCTGGATCTCTAGTTCCAGCACTCTTGATTTCAATTGTGTTCATTTTGTAATCAGTACCATTATATTTTTTGATGAACTGGAAGGCAGGAACACGATCAGATCCAACTACAAAGATGGCATCAGTATATCCTTTACCTTCCAACCACTTCAAAGCTTTGATTGCATCCTTTATATCTTTGTCATAAACTATAGAAGATTTGTGTGATGGGAACATCTCTTTCATAAATCCAACTTTTGCTTTTGGATCTAAAGGATTCTTTCCTTTGTTATCTACAGTATGACTAGGAAACACATAATAGTCATTACTACCAGCATACTCCTTGACCTTATTTATCAGTAGCTCATGTCCTGTGGTAGGAGGATTGAAGCGACCAAAAGTAAATACAGCAACCTTAGCACCCTCACCAACTGGAGGACTCCAAGTTTTATCTAGGGTAAAGTTTGCACGAGAGAATTCAAGACGATCAACAATCTTGACTGCCTTTCCATCAACGATAGCAACATAACCCTCAGGTTTCGTCACAACAAAATTATCTCCGTTGCGAAGGAACACACGAGTGTCACTAAGACCAGCAAGTTTCTTATTGATCAGGTTCTTAGCATTCGTGAAAGAGTTATACATCACGATGAATGCTTGAAATGCTCTCTTGTTATCCTCCAGATAGGAGATACCATTAGCAAGAATGTCACGATACTGTGCCTTAGACTTTTCAGTTTTCAGGCTCTCTACTTTCTCAACCAAAGACTTCTCAAATGCTTTGGCAAACCCAGACATAAACTGCCTAGTATTATTAATAGTCTTACCATCTTTCACAAAAGAGTTGGTGTAACGCTTCATCGTATAACCAAGAGTAAATTGCTTGGTTGCGTTATGAGCAATCATCTCAAGGAATTCTTTGGCAGTAGAAGCATTACGATTGACTACAGAGATAACAGACTTCAGCACATGCTCTTCATTAGGAGTAAGACCAGACTTGGCGCTGATGTTATCTACAGTAGCAGTTGCTAGGAATACATTACGGGTGGATTTCAGGTTGAATTGATCAACCCCAAACCCAGCATTCATCTCAAGAAGAGTTTGGCCACCACTATAGTAAGTATGAAATACTACACCAACTTGTGCAGCATTTACTGCCTTACCAAGAGTGCTGTCTATAGGCCAAGCATAGGTCAGGGTGTTAGGAGTTACCGTATAGAAACGATCACCATCAATCGTTTTGGTCTGAACATCACCCTTGCTAAAAAGGAGATCTCCTTGAATAACTCCTTTGATCTTTAATTCAGGAAAATACTTTAGACAATACTTCAGTTTAGTAGCAAGGTCAGGAATATGACCATGGTTCTTATCAATATCTTCGTCGGTAAAATTTACTTTAGGTTCTTTTTTATTAAATACAGACTTGGTGCCTACAAAGAAATTGCCGCTATCTGGGTCAATGCCACAAACCACAGCAGGAGCACCATCCCATTTGGTAGTCACCTTGACGTTGCCCGTAGGACTACCACCAAGCTCGTCTATAAATCCTTGTATAAGGTCTCTGGAAGCAACATAACCATTATATCCATAGTTGATCAACTCGTCTTCAAGATGCTCCAGGTGCTTGTTCTGGGTTGCCATCTACGAAAAAAGGGGGACGCCTTTATTTAGGTTCCCCCATATCATAGCACATCACCTGATGCTGTCAAGGTAGTCTTTCTCAATCTGATACGGGTGAATCTTACCTGTCTTGAGTTCCCATGCGTAGATCAGATCTGGGATCAACCACTGGTCCACCCGATAGCAATACTTCCAGTTAACAGGTTGAATACAATTCATCACGACAACTTGGAAGAATGCTACTAGGTGAATCCAGAAACTATACATCAGTCTTTTTATTAAATCCAAAGGGAGAGAGTTTATCTTCTAGTGCAAGTTTGAGAGCAACTCCACCAATCGCTTCCATGACCTTTAGGACTTGCTCTGGTTTAGCATCTTCCCCAAGTTCTTTAGCAATATACCAATACTTAGGCCAGAATGTTTCTCCTGCCTTTTCGTAATCTTCTAGTGTAAGAATTTTCATCGGTCACCTGCTTTACGGTTTTCAGAATAGTAAGAATCAAAAGTTCCTTCAGGATAGCGCTTCCCCAACTTACGAATGTTAGTGTCTAGAACATCTTCCATAGAAATGCCAAGTGCCATAGTTGCTTGCGCAACATACCACATAATATCACCAAGTTCAATAATCAAATGATCACGGTTGTCTTGGTTCCAAGGCTTACCTTGAAAAACCATCTTCTTAATGATTTCAAGGAACTCACCGCCTTCAGCATTAATCCCAACACCACTAGTAAGGAGACGCTCAATATTGGCACCTTGACGATCCAACTCACCAATACGATCAGCGAAGTCAACAAAATTTGTTGAAGCGTTTGAAGTAACTTGTCCAACAAATTCTTCATACTTATTAAAATCAATCATACGTTCCATTCAGTAAATTTAGATAATCGGTTTTGTGTGTCAGCGAACTGAGAGAATTGTTCTCCTGTGTCCTCTGAATCAATGCTGATAGCAGAAGCATCATCTGCTACATCATACAGCTTCATTTTGGATCTGTCAATTCCCACCATGAATTTTCGTGAGGCAGCGGTTTCGTTGTATCTGTTCTTAAGTTGTTTGACCATGATGCGACCCTGTTGTTCCAACTCCTCAGTAGAGATAAGGGCAAACATAAGATCAGCAGTGGCAGGCAAACCAAAAGACTCAGAAGTATCGGTAAGGTCAGGGTCAGAATTGCCATAACCACTGCGATTAGTTTGAGTAGCTGAGACAATAGGAACATTACATTCCACAGCAAGACCACGAAGCTCCTCAGCAATCGCTTTGACATACGTGTAAGAGTTAACAATAGCACCTTTATACCTCGCTGATGCACATATATTAAGATAGTCTACGAAGATAATGTCAGGTTTGAAATCTTTCTTCAAAGAAAGATCACTCAAGAGTGCTTTGAAGTGTCCTGAATGGGCAGATGCTGTAGGGTATTCTTTGATAATAAGTTTCCCCTGAGTTTTTCTAGCGATCTCTTGTACCTTAGAAGTGAAGAGAACTTCAGGTAGTTCAGGAATATCTTTGACAGGTACATTCAGAAGGTTTGCATCAATTCGCTCAGCAATTTTTTCCTCTGCCATTTCACATGTAATGTAGAGAACGTTGTGCCCCGCAGTGAGGGCGGCACTAGCCACATGGCACATGAATAGAGACTTGCCGACACCTGTACCAGCAAGAGCGATGTTGAGAGTCTTGTTAGGGAGACCACCTTTTGTGATAAAATTAAACTTTTCCAAATCAAAGGGAATCTTTTCTTCTTTTCTATGGTAGAAATCATATCTATCTTCTGCTTGTTCAATGTAATCGTGTCCTATGTGTTCATCAAAAGATACTGCTAGTGCTTCTTGTAGAATGCCTGGTATTGCATCTTTTGATATTTTCTTATCACCTCCATCTGCGATCTTGATAGATTGCATGAGGGCAAGGTATATAGCTCTGTCTTGACACCATTTTTCTGTGGCGTCAAGGAGCCATTCATAGTCAATCCATTCGTCTGATAGTTCTTGTATTGTCTGTAACGAATCTTTGTACGTGTCGTCAGTAAGGTCATTACGATTTTGGATGTTAATCGCCAAGACTTCTTGAGTAGGTATTTTGTCGTACTTGCTAGCGAAGTCAGCGATCTCTTCAAAAATAATTTTTTCATGATATTCTTGGAAGTAATTTGCTTTTAGAAAGGGCACTACCTTACGATAATACTCCTCAGTGAAGAGGAGATTACGCAAGATAGTTTGTTCAATACGCTCAGTTGCCATAAGAAAATTCTTTACGTGCTGCTTCTTCAAGTTGTTCCATCACTTCGGGGGTGAAGTATTTTTCGGGATCAGCAAGAATAACAGAAGGATAAACAGCGGATTCGCCAACAACGACACGATTGCCCTTGCGCTCGAATACTCCGTATTCTTCACCCAGTTCCAGTAATCCGTAGTATTTGTCAAGACCTCGCTCGTCAAAAAATAGGCGTGTTGCAACTTTAGACCCCTCAATAGTTAGACGAGACTTCTTTGCCTCGCATTTGATAATGTTGCCAACAACTTCTTTACTGCTATCACGTTCCTTAGACTTGCTAAGATAGATGATAGTAGAAGCAGCATACTTTAGACCTGTGCCACCACCCATCTCCTTTGTAGGAACATAAGAGCCAATTACATCATATGTATGGTTAGTAACAATCATAGGAACTTTTGCTTGACCAAGTTTGAGGGTAAGCACACGAAACGCACCTTTGATCAACTGAGATTTGGTCATGTCGCGAACTTGTTTATCATTTGCAACATCTTCCATCTCTTTGTTGGTGGAAAGCATACCCAGAGAGTCTAGCACAAACATCATAGGTTCACGCTCATCTTTAGGTTCTTTCAAATACTTATCAAGAATGCGACAAGCTTGAGTTCTAAACTCTTCAATAGTAGAAACTGGCATGATAATCATACGATTGCCATCAATCCCACGACTCTCAATCATGTCACGGGAAATGGCGGATTCAGTTTCAAAATAAATGACTCCACCTGTAGGATTAGAATCAAGGAAATTACGAACGACGCTGAGAGCAAAAAAAGTCTTGCCCGTGCTTGATTCTCCTGCCAAGGCCGTAACTTTATTGGAAGGAAGACCTCCAAACAAAGAACCACTAACAAGGGCATTGACAATATAACTGCCAGTATCAACGTAACCAGTAATATCACCAGCAGCGATTCCTTCACTGACCAAACCAGCAAATTCGTTTCCACTTTCTTTAATTACAGTATCTAAGAATCCCATTGATCTACTTTCTCCTCATAAAAATGAACATAGTTATATTTGTTACGCATGAGTTTAGCAAACGCAACAGCAGTATTGTAGTCTTCAAAACACTTGATATCTTCAGATCCTACTTGACCCACGACATGGTTGGTCCAAGTGACTACAAAGATCTTCTTACTCATTCAAAGAAACTCCCAATGGTAATGACTTTTTCATGTTGCCATCCAATACATTGTAGCACATTTTTGAGAGGTTGAAGAAAAGATTTTTCATATTGTGTTTGGTAATCAGCATACTTCTCAATCCCAAATTCCTTAGGTATCTCCCCAAAAAAACTAATACAGTTCTCGTGGATAGGGTTAGGTGTTTTAAGATACATAAACTTAATCTTTTCACCTTCTTGAATAAAAGGATACTTATTTTCTATATTGTACTTCTTCACATAATGATTGTAAAGAAGAGCACCTCTTACATGGATTGGGGTTGCTTTTCTGTAAATATCTGTTGGATGTCTATACTTGCCCAAGTTGTTGACTCCTCTTGGGAATGCAACTTCTTCATAAGGTCTTGTGCGCATTTCTGTTCGTACATCATTGATAAAACAGATAAGCTCATCATTTGTCTTGCCGATAATAATCTGAAACGCTGCATATAATTTATCTCTAAAGTAAGCTGGGGTGGAAGATCTAGCAGTCTCAAGACCCATGATCTTCATCTTAGGTTCTTTATATCTAACACCTTCACTGTCCCATACGTTAAGAATGTAACGCTTCTTAGAAGTCCAAATACCACGATCTGCGATATTCTCTCGCTTCATACTCATCTTTTGGTCATATGCCGAAACATAATTCGCAAGTTCCTTATAACTGGATTCAATGAATGGTTCCATTTTTTCTTGACAGATCTTGTCAAGTATAGTAACAATTGCTGCTTTATCGCCAGACTTATTACTAAAAAATTTAGTAACAAGAGGTCCAAGATTAAGATAGATTGAGTCGGTATCGCTAGCGATGACATAATCCACCTCCTCTGTAGAGAGCAATTTATTTAGGTATTGATTCATTTTGTTCTCAATCCAACGAATTGATACCTGACCAGATAAAGTAATTGCCTCAGCATTAGCAAGACGATAATAACGAAAGTGTTCGTTACCGATTGCACCATAAGCAGAGTTCAAAGAGATCTTCTTTGCCATCTGAATATTATTACATCTTGCAATCTCTTTCATGAGTTCTACAGTAGGAGTTTTCTCATACTGCTTCTTTGCCTCAATCATCTTCTTCTTGAAGATGACACGAGAGTCATACATCTTCTTCATCATCTGAGGAAGAAACCCATGTTTATCTTTACTGTACTGGGCACCATTGGCACACACAGAAAACTCACCGCTAATATCTACTTGCTTTTTAAGTATCTTATCAACGGTAACAGTTGAGTGTCTGGTATCCTGAAGCGTCTCTGGTGAGATGTTATATTGCATAATGAGATGGGGATACAGGCTATTAAGATCAAAACTAACCACCCAATCATAAAATCCAGGAATCGGTTCTTTGACATAGGCGCCCAAGAACTTCTCGGTCTTAGTCGCTTCCTTCTTTGGCGGGATAGCAATTTTACGCTTTAGAAGTTCCACGTAAATATAGTTATCCCACATCTTCACCTGACTAAACACATCTTCATAATTCACCTTAGCATCATATGCCATAGTGAATGCAAGTTCAATCAACTTCATCTTGTCATCAAGTTTATCCACAAGGCGAACGTCATGGATGTTGTACTCAATGAACTTCTGCCAGTCGTTCTCGTAGAACTCTTTGAACGTGTCAAACTCAGAGTGATCGAGTTTCTTCTCACCCAGTTCAACAGAGCAGATATGATCCAGACGATAACTCTCTTGGTTTGTGTAAGTGAACTTCTTATATAATTCAAGATAATCCAAAGTAGATATACCAAGCATGTCAATAGAATAATTTCTACGACCCTGAATATAAATCTCTCGTTTAGATACCAATCTCCATGGAGACAAAAGTTTTACAAACTTATCTCCAAGAATACGCTCAACACGATTATGAATATATGGCAAGTCAAACATTCTGACATTCCATCCTGTAATTACATCTGGATAATTTTCTTGCCAAAAGTCAAGAAAAGCACCCATCATGCTTTCTTCAGAAATAAAATGCATGTAGTCAACCATGCTGTCCTTATTGTTAAAAGGACGTGATCCAAATACTGTGATACGACCAGAAAAACTATCCTTTACACTGATAGCAAGAATCTCTTGATCTGCCATATCAACATTAGGAAATCCATTTTCAGCAGCAGTTTCAATGTCAAGTGTAAAGACACGAATGTTGTTGCTATCAAATTTTATTTGTTCTTCAGGATGCTGTTCAGCAATATATTGATATAAAAAACGCGAGTTGCCATAAATTTTAAATTCTTCAACATCTTTATACTGCTTTACAAAATCACGTGCTTCGCTAACAGATCCAAACTTATGTGGTTCTACACAATCACCTTCAAGTGTTCTCCATTCAGAATAATTTTTTGTAGGCAGATACAGCGTAGGGTTAAATGGAACCCTAACGCTGTAACGATTGCCATTCTCATAACCACGGACCAGCAAACGATTGCCAGCTTGTTCAACGTTTGTGTAAAACTTCATTCAATAGATGGCAGGGATTCAATATAACGAGCAAGGAGTGTCTTGCTTGGATTTACGAGAGTGGTGATGTCAGTTGATCTGACAACCACCTCTCTATCATCAGAGTAAACTGGCCATGGGTCAATACCACCATCACAGTCTACCACATAAGGATCGCGTAAGATGCAGTCAGGGTCACCTGGCAAGGTGTCCCCATCAACTTCTTCTACTTGAGCGATGATCCACTCATTCGCTATCTTCAACAGGTTCGCTGTTATCTCCATCAGTCTCCTCAGGATAAAAAATTTGTTCTTCAGTTAATCCAACTTGCTTGAGTTTACTTACATAATTTTCAAGAATACTATTGTCTGGAAAAACAACACTAATGATATGATTGCCACTCATGTTGTGTTCTTCAATTGGACTAAAAGGACACCATCTTTCGTATTTGATTGGGAATGATCCATCTTCATTCAATTCACCTAAGAAAAGTTTGTAGGGATAAATCATCTTATATCCTACAATATTTTTTGGATCCTCTTGATTTGGAATTTCTCCAAAGATACAAAGAACGTTATCTCCAGTTGTAAGATTTACAACACGAATATTGTGATTTGTTTTTAACGTATTTTCTGTAGTCATTTTGTTAATGTGGGTTTTTACATACTATCATCAAAAAAGGGTGCCGTCAAGCACCCTTCATTTTTTATTTAGAACCAAATTTTTTTCTTTTGTTTTTCTGGCAAGTTTTTTACAAGAGTAACTGTTAGAAGACCATCAACAAATTTAACTTCTTCAACTTCTACATCATCTGCCATTTGCCAGTTACGAGAAAAAGTTCTATAAGATATTCCTTTATGGGAATATTTTCTTTCTTTATCTTGATGTGCTTTACGAGCAGATACAGTCAAAACATTTTGTTCTGTTGTGACTTCAATATCTGCTCCTGAAAATCCTGCAAGAGCGACCTCCAGTAAGGTTCTACCATTACCTCCATCCACAACATTGTAAGGTGGGTAACTTGATCCACCTCCCGCAATAGCTTCAAGTCGGTTGAATGTTTCATTGAATCCAATTGAATAAGGGGTATAATGTTCCCAAGTAAGATTAGTCATGTCCTTAAATAAGCGACGTTTGCATGTGACCCGTTAGGCATCACACTAATATTTAGAATTAAACGTCAAAATTTAAAGAGTAAAACCCGTATAAAAATTACGGGTTTCTATACTTCAACTTTTTTTCTACCAATATTGTATTTACTTTCTAGTGTCCACTCTTGCTTTTCTTTGAAAGCTAAAACTTTAATCTGATTTAAAGGAGCAAGATCAGAAATTTTATCTTCGTAAACTACAGAGATTAAACCCCAATCACTAAGAAGTTTTACAATACGATTACGACGTTGAATATCATTTAATGACAAGTTTGTATTCTTACCATCAAGAGCAAACAACTCTTTAAAGTGAACAATATAATACTTACCTTGTTTATGTAAGATGTGACAAGACTGATAGATCTTTTTTTCTTTACGAGACGCAACTCCAATACGAGTTAGTGTTTCTCTTACTTTAAGAAAATCATCTGGTTCGCCAAGAACCACTTCAATCATATCAGATTGTTTCCACTGGATTTCTATTTCCTCGCTCATTTTTTCCACCCTTATTCAATGCTTTTTTAATATGATCTAGTTGATCCTTAGTGAGAACCCTTAGAGCTTGGAGTGCTTTATCGTCATTATAACCATAATACTCTTTTACTGCATCAAGATAATCAATAGAATCTTTACGTGTCCAAGCAGAAAATCTCTTTCTTGGTTTCACACTATTTAGCAAAAAATCATACTGAAGTTTTTTTGGCAAATGAGAATTTTTATTCATCTCATTTGCAAACATAACAGTATCAATAAAAGAAGAAAGGCATCGGTTGATAATGTAAGGAGGATAACCTCGTTCAGCATCAACATCATCATCAAGAATATTTTTCTTTGATTGATTGATTGAATACAGGTAGTCTTTCAGTTGGTACGTCATTCCAGTGTCTAATCACTCCACTAATAATAAAAAAGTTGGTAGCCAGGTAAGAAATAAAAATAAGGGTGCGTATGCCAGCAATAATATCTGCTTCTCGGTCACTTCGTCCATGTTTTTCTCCAAGAGATTTTGCCCACAATCTCCATACTTTAGAATTTCGCATTAACACCAATTACCTTAGCATTAGGATTACGAGCAAGAGCAACTTCACGTGCTTCTTGGTAGTCACGAGCATAGACTTCTTCTTTGAAAACCTTACCAGCAACAAACAATTTGACTTCACACTTCATTAGATAATACCGTTGCGTAGTTAGTAAGCACGAGTTCTTTGCGACTCGCTTGATCTGTATTATAGGACCCCACAGAGCGCATGGTGTAAGTGTGTGCAAATTCTCCAACTGTCCACTCCTGAAACCGCTCGGTCACAAGGTTGCTGCTGTTATAGGATATCAACTGAAGACCAACATATCGGTCGCAATCAGCAGCAAACTTATCATGATCAAATCCTTTATGCATAGATCCCTTACGCCCATAGAGATTATCCTTAATGTCATAAGGAGGATCAAGATAAGTAAATACTGCTTTGTCATCAGTCAGAAGTTCTTCATATGACAGATTAGTGATCTTCCAGTTAGCAATCAGTTTTTGATATTCTGGCAATTTGTCAATTCCATTGAAGGAGAAGTTGCTGTCGCTTGCTTGTTTGGAGAACGAACTGGACTCTGTGAGACCAGAGAAAGAACACTTGTTGACAATATAATAAGAAACAGCACGGTGGAAATTTTCACTACGTCTAGGATCTCCCGCCAGATACTCTTTTGCTTGTGCGAAGAGAACTTTGGCACTGGAGGGATCTGGGTGTCTCTGCTTGAGTTGAACTAGTTCATCTCTGAGTTTTTTTCCATTATCTTGTAGTTCTCGCCAGAAGTTATAAAGTGGTTCATACAAATCATTAACCCAAATTTCTAAATTGGGATATCGCTTTGTTACTTCAAGTGCTACAGAACCACCACCTAAAAAAGGTTCGTGATATGCACGATAATGTTTTAGATCAGGGAAGTATTGAAAGAGTTTAGTCAGTGCTCTGGACTTGCCGCCAGGGTAACGAATTGGGGTCTTTAGAGATTTCAAAGTCTGGACCATGATATTTAAGGTATTCAAGAAATGTCATTTTCATTTCCTTCTGAGTCATACCACAATGAGCAGCAGCAGAAGGTAGATTCATTGTAGCACGAAACAATGCTTCATTTGCTTCTGCCACATTTTGCGGTGTTGTTTTTACGTATCCACTTGTAATGTCGTTCTGGTTCTTTTTCAAGGCGTTCAAGCATCTCCTCCATAATAATAAATTTAGGTTCCTTCTCAATAAATTTAAGCAAGCTCATTTGAATTCACAACTCATCATGATCTCAGTAAGACATGCTAGCAAGTTAATCTCTTGGTCAGGAACGATAGGAATACTATTCATGTATTTGGCAATTATCAATACAACTTCTGGAATAGAAGAAGGTTTTAGAACACCATACATGCTATCGTAAATCTTA